CCAGTAGTGGTGCCCGCCCGAGCCCGTCACAGTGTGCGGGGCCTGCGACAGGTCCAGGCCCACGTCAGCCACGAGCTCGGCCAGCGAGTCGCGTCCTGCGGGGAAGTTGCGCGGGTCGACGTCCAGCACCATTACGCTCGCTGGCAGTCGCACGCCGACATTGATGCCCTCGGCCCTTGCGTTCGCCAAGACGGCGTGCGAGTCGTAGTCCCTCGCTTGCCACGCGCCATCGCGCGGGGTCTTGCCCCGGTCGCGGCCCTTGCCATCACGCGCGTTCCACTTATGGAGCGGGATGAGCTGCAGGCCATTTGTCACATACGCGCGCATGTCATCCGTACGCACGTTCTTGTTAATAGCCCCCTTACCTGCGGTCATGCCGATGCGCCCACCTGGATGATGTCGTGGTCCGCACGGCGCGCCTGATCGATGAGCGTGCGGATGAGGTCGGCCTCGGTGAAGCGGAGGGAGGAAGTCGCGGGGTTGTCTCGCAGCTTTGCCACCTGGGCCTGAAGGAATTCCTTCTGCTCAGCGGTGAAGCGCAGGGACATCTGTTCTGCTAGCGTCACTGGTGTCTCCGTGTGCATTTCGTTGATCGGGGTGAGCATTACGCCACGGTCCGAGTTCGTTGTAACCCGCCGCGCGGACCGGCTACTCAACGAGTGGGGCCACCAGTCAAGCTGCGAAGGCATCGCGGACCGGTCCCTGGAGCTATAGTGTTCGCTGCACCACCAACCCACAACCAGGAGTTCAGATGGACGTCACCACTTTCATGCAGTCCCTTCTTGCTGACCAGGCGCGCCAGACCTCGCTGCTCGAGTCGATCAACGAGGGGATTCAGACCCTCGTCGAGCGCGCTCCGGTCTTTACCGAGCTGAAGGCGGGCGAGCTGCTCGACCAGGCGATCGGCCACGTCGAGCAGGCCCTCGAGATCGTCAAGGGCGCCGAGAAGGACGAGCCCGCCAAGCAGGAGCCCGTCGTCGAGAAGACCGAGGCGCCCAAGACTGTTCAGGCCGAGAAGCCGAAGGATGACGCCAAGCCGGCGACGGCGGACGACGTGCGCACCCAGCTTCAGGGCTACGCCAAGAAGCACGGCAACCCCTCCGCCATGGAGATGCTCGAGGCGTTCAGCGCCAAGTCCGTCACGTCGCTGATGGAACTCGGCGAGGAGAAGGTCAAGGCGTTCCTCGAGGCCCTGGCCGAGGGCATGAAGTGAGCAGCGCCCCCACTCTGCCGAAGGGCCAGGCGCGCCTCTGCGTCTGGCGCGAGGGCGTGCCCAGCCCGCTCATCTTCATGGTCCAGGAGACCGTGGGCCAGGCGGCGATCGACAACTTCAACCACGGCCGCCGTGTGGGCTTCGAGTCGGTCAGCGATAAGGGCATCAAGTCCATCTCGTACTTCGACCAGCTGAAGGTGACGGGCCTCACGCTCGAGGTCAACACCATCGACCTCGACATCTCGGGCTTCGACATCGCGGCCGGGCGGAGGACCCCCTGATGTGGGCCCTACAGCTCACCCAGAAGAACGGGCTGCCTATCCTCGTGCTGTCGACGAGCATCGGCAGCGTCAGGCCCGCCATCCGGCAGAAGCCCGGCACGGGCATCATGACCGAGACGGGGTCTGTGCCCTACGAGGCCGAGCCGCACCCCGAGGGCGGCTGCTACCTCTTCCCCGTGCCCGGCAACGACGAGGACGCCATCGGCGTGCGGGAGTCGTACGACGAGGTCGTGGCCCTGATACGGGAGGCCCTCCTGTGAGGCTCGTCGAGTTCAAGATCCACCGCAACGGCCAGCCCGTGTTCATCAACCCCTGGCTCGTCACCGAGGTCTACCAGGGCGCGCCGCACGGAGACGGCCCGTCGTGCGTTATCTCCTTCGGTGGCCAGGGCGCCGCGGCCAACACGAGCGTCCTGGGCGACGTCCGCGAGGTCGTGGAGCGGCTCAACGCCGCCATGGCCCCGGCCGCCGTGAGCGTGATGAACAACGCGGTCATCACCGACTACCTCGGCATGGAGGCCATCCCGTCGAAGGCGATGCTGGACTTCCTAGACGGCACGCCGCCCGACCCTCCCGACCCTGACCCGGAGAGCTACCTTGCCTAGCGCACACGCGGTACGAAGCGCGTCCGGCTCCAAGCGCTGGATGAACTGCCTGGGCTCCATCCGCATGGAGCATGGGCGCCCGAACAACTCCTCGCCGGCCGCGCGCCAGGGCACAGCGGCGCACGCCCTTGGCGAGGCCTGCCTCCTCGACGGCAGCGACGCGAACGACTGGCTCGGCGGCTGGGTCCGTCTTGACCAGCGCGAGCAGGCGACGGTCTACCGGCCCGACCCGGACCCCGAGGCAGAGGACACCCGCGGCGACTGCACCCTCGTTGTACCGGTCCACGCGACCGGCGACGGGCTGCCGTCCGAGGGCCACGAGGACTGGCCCATCGACGCGGACATGGCGGACGCCGTGCAGGTCTACCTCGACGAGGTGCGCGGTGAGCTGGAGCGCCTCGGCCCCCACGCCGAGCTCTACGTCGAGCGGTCCTTCAACCTCAACTGGCTCGTGGGCTTCGACTACGACTTCGACGAGGAGCAGCGGGCGATCGACGCGGGCAGCCCGTACCCCTACGTCAGCCCGTCGGGCATCCGCCGGGTCCACGACGCCGGCGACCTCGAGGGCCACCTGGAGTACGCCGACGGCCGTTGGTGCTGGGGCCCGATGTTCGGCACCAACGACGCCTCGATCTACATCCCCTTCGACCACATCACGATCGTGGACTACAAGCACGGCCAGGGCGTCGTGGTCGAGGTGGAGGACAACTCACAGGAGATGTACTACGCGCTGGGCATCGCCAAGCTCGTGGACTGGGCGTTCGAGACGCTCGACCTGCTGATCGTGCAGCCCCGCGCCAGGCACGTCGAGGGCGGCGTGCGGCGGTGGTCAACCACCAAGGCGCGCCTGCGCGAGTTCGAGGAGGAGCTGCGCATCGCGGCCCGCGCGACCGAGGAGCCGGACGCGCCGCTGGCCGCGGGCGACTGGTGCCAGTTCTGCAAGGCGGCCTCGGTGTGCCCCGAACTGAGGGAGGAGTCCTTCAGGCAGGCGGGCCTGGAGTTCGGGGAGCCCGGGGACGAGCCGAGCATCAGGCAGCCCGGGCCCGAGGACACCGACGAGGACCTGGCGCTGCGCGTGGCGGCGCTCCCGCTGCTCGACGCCTTTGCCAAGGCGGTCAAGGGCGAGGTGCTGCGCCGCCTGCTGACCTCCGAGCCGGGGTCCGAGGTGTTCGGCAAGCTGGTGCAGAAGCGCTCCACCCGCCAGCTCAGGACCGACCTGGTCATAGAGAACGAGGACGGGCTGGAGATGCCCGCGACGGCGGCGGAGGTGCTCGAGCGGGGCGGCTTCCCGCGGGACGCCATGTTCGCTCCCGCCAAGATGCTCTCGCCCTCGCAGCTCGAGAAGGCCAGGCCGCCTGAGATGATGGCCCGCCTGAAGGAGGAGAAGGTGAGAGCCCCCGCGGCGTTCATCAAGGCCCTCGTCGAGCAGGTGTCCTTCAAGCCGCCCGGCGGCCTGACGGTGGCAGGGCCAAACGACCCACGCGAGGCGGTGCCCCCGGGCAGCGGCGCGGTGGAGGACTTCAACGCAGAGGACGAGTTCGGCGGCGACGCCACGCTCTGAGGAGAGACACATGGAGATCCAGATAACCGACGCGGAGCGGGAGCGCCTCGCCTGCATCGCCGAGGAGGCCAGCGAGCTGGCCCAGAACTGCATGAAGGCGATACGGCACGGGCTCGACAGCAGGCACCCGCAGAGCGGGATATCCAACCGCCAGCTCATCGCCCAGGAGGTCGGTGACCTGCTTGCCATGCTGGGCGTATCGGCGGAGCAGGGGGACTTCAGCCTCGCCAAGGCCAACGACAGCGCCCACGCCAAGCTCGACCGCGTAGGGCCCTTCATGCACTTCAACCACGTGATGAACGGGCGCGACGTCGGCCAGCTCCGCCTGGTCTCGCCGATACCCTTCTGAGGAGACACCTATGGACGACGGAAGCAAGTTCTACGAAAACGACAAGGTCGGCGAGCGGGGCCCCGAGCACCGGCGCGTGCAGCCCGGAAGCCCACTCGACAAGGCAATGGCCCGCAAGCTGGGCTCATTCCCCACACCCACCAGGGACGACCTAAGCGAGGAGCAGCGGCACCTGCGCGGCGAGCTCGTCGCCTTCATGGACTACAACGCGGCCGCCACTAAGGCGCAGGCAGGCAGCCGCTCGAAGAAGGAGCTGGCCCGCGAGCTAACCCAGGTCAAGGGCGTCTTGCGCGTGGTGCGTGACGCCACGGCCAAGGTCGGAGCGGTGGGGCAGATGAAGTTCGCCCACGCGGAGGCGTTTGCGCAGATGCGCTACGTGTCGAAGGACGGCGGCGGGCTGGTGATCTGGAACTCCCGCGACGGCGTGACGCCGTTCGTCCTGCACCTGGGCGGGGTCGAGTACACCCACGACGTGCGGGCAATGACGGGCCCGTTCTTCGATCGGCCCGCGGGCTGCACCCACGAGTGGGTCACCCGCACGCCCGAGCAGGCGCTGCGGGCGTGGGTCAACCACATCGCCAACTGCGTGGAGCGCGGGCAGGTCACTATGGAGCGGGCCAACCAGCTGCAGGCCAAGATGCCCGAGGACCGGTCCTGGTTCATCGGCATCCGCGACCTGGCCTCCGGCCTGATCGTCGAGGCCGGAAGCTGATGGGCGCCCTGGCGACGGCGGCCATGCGGCTGCTGCTCTCCCTCCACTCGCTCGGGTGCGTCGCTGACAACGCGTACTTCGAGGCGAGAGGGGAGGGCGAGGCGGGCATGGCCGCCGTCGCACAGGTCACGATGAACCGGGTCGCCTCGAGGGGCTTCCCGGACGAGGCGTGCGCGGTGGTGCACCAGCCCGGGCAGTTCGCCTGGGCCAAGCACCGCCGGGCCCGACCCGTGGACCCCGCGTACTTCCAGGCGCTGGCCGTGTCCGCTTCGGTCATGTCCGGCACGCGCAAGTCCCAGGTGGGACGTGCCACCTACTACCACGAGCGCAGGTCGCACCCGTACTGGGCTAGCAAGTTCAGGCGGGTCGCGACCGTGCGGCACCACATATTCTACGAGGACCGAAGGTCATGAGCAAGAGCTACAAGCCCGTCAAGGTGGTATCGACGGTGGAGGCCTCGATAGGTCACGCCTACGAGGCGTTCGACGAGCTGGCGGACGAGTGCGCATTAGCGCGGGACAATTTCCCCAACCCCGACCACCCGAAAGCCGAGGCGTTCGGCGAGGCGGCCGACGCGCTTGAGGGCATATGGGGGCTGGACGGCAGGCTGCCCGAGGAGGTGACGCAGCTGGAGGTCAGGTACGTCGAGTTCCACCCGCGCCGCCGCGCCCACAACATATCCCGCGCTATGCGCCTGGCTAATGCCAGCGCGGCCGCGCAGGCGGCAAAGGAGCGGCTGGAGTCCAGCGAGCTCGCCGGCACGGACGACGTGGCGGAGATGATCGAACGACTCGACGAGGCCCTCACAATGGCTGAGGGCGTCGAGTTCCCAGGCCTCTACGGCTAACCAGGAGATCCGCATGAACGGCATTGAGATGTACCAGCTGCCCTACCCACAGGTCGTGGCGGCCATGTTCAACCGCGAGCCAGCCCTCAACGACTTCGGCAACATCGTGCACGCCACGCTCGGCCTGGTCGGCGAGACGGGCGAGGTGGCGCGCGCCAGCACGATGGCGGACCTGATCGAGGAGCTCGGCGACGTCGAGTTCTACCTGCAGGCCTTCGTCAACTTCACGGGCTGGGCGACGTTCCGAGGCGAGCGCGCCGTCCAGCCGCGCGGCATGCAGCAGCTGCAGGTCGACCTGATGGTCCAGGCGACCGCCCTCGCCGACTGCGTCAAGAAGGCCTGGGTCTACGGGCCGACGGCCTTCAGGCTCGCAGACGACCGCACGGCCGCGGCCCTGGAGGGCGTCGTCGACACGCTCGACGCCATCTACCGTCTGCTCGGCGTGTCGCACGAGACGGTCGTCACGGGCAACGTCATCAAGCTTGACAAGAAGTTCCCAGGCCGCGCCTTCTCGACCGCCAGGCCGGTCGACCCCCTGGACGTCTAGACGTCTAAACGATTGCGTCCGCGCCGAGCGCGCGCGCTTATACTGCACGTCCACCCCGACGACGTCCCGGACTTAACCTCCCCTCTCCCCCGAGGTCAGGGGCGCCGCCGGGGTGGACCAACTCTCTCGATAAACAACTCTCTCGACACTGTCGACTAGGAATTCACGATGGCAACCGCCAAGAACGTCCGCAAGCTCACCACCCCCAAGTTCCGCGCCAGCTTCGTCTGGGCATTCAAGCCGCAGCCCCCGATGGAGGGCAGCACCGGCGAGCCGAAGTACGGCCTGACCATGCTGTTCGACGCCAAGGCCCAGAAGACCCCCGCCTTCAAGGCCATGCAGGACCTCGCGGTCCAGGCCGCCAAGGAGAAGTTCGGCGACAAGCTCAAGCCGGACGGCAAGGGCTGGTTCCACGGCCTCCGCAACCCGTTCCGCGACGGCAGCGAGAAGTCCGAGCTCGAGGGCTACGCGGGATGCCAGTTCGCATCGGCCACCAGCAAGATGCAGCCGGGCGTCGTCGACAGCACCCTGAACCGCCTCATCTCCGAGGACGACTTCTACAGCGGCTGCTTCGCCCGCGCCACCGTCACCGCCTACGGCTACGACAAGGCCGGCAACAAGGGCGTCGCCTTCGGCCTGCAGAACCTGCAGAAGCTGGAAGACGGCGAGCGCTTCAGCGGCCGCACCGCCGCCGAGGACGACTTCGAGCAGGTCGACGACTTCGTCGGCGGCACCTCGAACGAGTCCGACGAATCCTTCCTGGGCTGATAACGGCAGCCCAGGACGGCGGGCCAGGCGACGTGGGGACGGGCGGCCTGGCCCAGTAGGAAGCGCGAGTGGGCTACCACAGGGCGAAGACCGCGGTGACGCGCGAGCCCAGCACCGGACTGGACCGGGACAGTGCGACCGGGAACAGGGGCCTTCGGGCCCCTCTTCTTTGCCCCGAAGCTAAGCGCTGGTTAAACGGGGCCAAAAGGCCCCTTCTTTTTGCCCATTCGATGGTACACTGGGCTTGGATTCGTGGTATGATCCTCACACCAACCAACCACGTGAGGGAGTGCCGGTCATGTCCACCAACGAACACCAGGCCCATGGCCTGCTGCTCCAGGAAGTCTGCAAGTCCCGCGCCGATATGGTCGAGGCGGCCAACAAGCTCCGCCCGCGCCCGGACATCAGGGCCCAGCTCGAGCGCATCAACCAGGATCGCGCCCTCGAGCGCGCCAAGCGCGGCAGCTGGCTCGACCGCTTCATCCGCTGGGCGTTTCGCATGTGAGCACGGCGTCAAAGCGGAGGGAGCTCGAGGACTCGGGCTTCCAGTTCCTCAAGGACGAAAACGGCTGGGCACTCTACGACCTCGACGACAGGTCGGAGGTGCCCGGCTCTCGCCATTCACGGCTGGGCGACTGCGTCTGGCTGGCAGCTAAGCTACTGGAGACATGAGATGGTGAAACTGAAGTGGCGCGTTGCGCCCGCGCCGACCGGGCGATACCGGTCCTTCGATAAGCGCGGCTTCCCGTCGGCGGAGTACCCCGACGGTCGTCCCGCGGCCATGCTCGAGTGCGAGGAGTCCTACAAGGCGACCTTCGCCCGCAACGGCGGGCACAAGCCCGTGGCCGTGTGCGTCGCCGACTACTCCAAGGGAGGTGGCAGGTTCACCTGGCGCAAGCTCCTGGTGGAGTTTGCATCGATCGACTACGCCAAGGAGATGGCTGCCAGGGCCATCGCCCGTAACGGCTTTGCCCCGAAGGAGTACCAGTGATGGACAAGGAGCGCGAGGCAACCCTCATAAAGCGCCTGAGGAAATGCATGGCACTCTCGGCCAGCGCTGAGCCGCACGAGGCCGCGGCGGCGTTGCGACAGGCCCAGGCCCTCATGCGGGAGCTCGGCGTGACGGCTGACGATCTCGACACCCTGGGCATCGCCATCGAGAGCCGCGTGGTCAAGACCCGCGAGGGCTTCGGCAACTGCGCCACCCTTACCTGGATGTGCAACGTCCTCAAGATGGCGCTAGGCGTCGACTGGGTGTTCGAGCGCAACCCGGGCACTGCTGGCCGGGCCAATGTCCGCTACTGGGGCACCCCGTCGAGGGTCATCATGGCTGAGTATGCCCACCAGGTGCTGTGGCGGTCGATGATGCACGCGTGGGACAGGTTCCTGCTCGACAACTGCACGAAAAAGGGCAAGGGCGGAGCACGCCAGTCGTTCGTCCGCGGGTACGTGACGGCCGTCCGGTCCAAGCTCGAGAGCCTCGTGATCTCGCCGGCAGAGACCGCGGCGATGGACCGCGCCAAGGCCCTACACTACGAGGGCGGCCTCCTCGACACGACCGTCGGCGCCAAGGTCGACCCGATGCTGTCCATGCTCGGCCGTGCAGCTGGCGAGGCGTTCGACATCAACCGCCCGATGACGGAGCAGCGTAAGCGCCTAGGGGGTGGGTCATGAAGATCCTCATCCTCGGCGGAAGCACGGACCCAGCACTGGTCAAGCCTCTGATCGATGCCATCTCGAGCCGCCTGCCAGAGATCACCATCGCGTACAGCAACGCCGCGGCCGCAGACGCCCACAACGTCCTCGAGCGGTACCTCGACGCCGAGGACGCCCGCTACTTCGAGGAGCTCGCCGAGGCGGTCAGCTGGGGTCCGCAGATGCCCGCGTTCGACGACCGCCTGCCACGGGCTGACGGTTGCAGGCGCCTGGGCAAGGGTGATAGGATACGACGAAAGCAGCAGAGGGGATGGTGATGAGAGACACGAAGGTGAAGGGCACGATCAAGCTCCAGGACCTGGTCAACCAGGAGGCCGCGTCGCTCAAGACGGTGCAAGACCTCGTCGACCTGACCCTGGGTCGCGCGGTGAGGCAGCACCTGCTAGGCAGGCCCTTCGGTTACGTCGTGCGCATCAGCCAGGTGCAGGACGAGTTCCTGGTGTCCGACGGCCCGACCGAGAACCCCAATAACCCGGCCCTGCCCGTCGACTTCGGCGTGGCGGGCTTCGACTCCGCGAGGTACAGGAAATGAGCGACTCCAAGCACACCTGGAACAACGACGCCGACGGCCCAGCCGGCGAGGCGGTCTTCCAGTGCCCCTCCAACTCCGGGGCGACGGTTACTGTGAAGCTGCGGCTCGGGTCCTTCCGGGAGTTCCACGCCCTGTCGGAGTTCATACTCGCCTCGGAGAAATGGCACTGCGAGCGGGCCCAGTCGCGCCTGGCGGACGACGTCGTGCGGTTCATAAAGGGCAGGCCATGATCGCCCGACTGAGCGAGACCGTGCGCACCGTCGCGTGGATCCTGTGCACGGGCGGCCTCTGGTCCCCGCTTCGCAGCCTGCCCGAGAGCCAGCCCTTCCGCGTCGTGCGGACAGGGCGCCAGCTGTCGGTCGAGCCCATCCCGACCTACCACACCGAGGTGCCGTACTGGTACCAGGTCGGCCAGCGCGTCGTCGTCCTGCCCCACGCGGGCTTCCACCGCGGCGCGCACGGGGTCGTCGCCTACCACGCTGGCGACGCCAAGGTCTGGGTGCGGCGCGACGGCGCGGGCTCCGACGCCTACTACCTGCCCCACGAGATCCGGCTCGAGAAGGACGAGGAGCACCCCGCCGTCGCATACCCCATCGAGCGCTGCGAGTGCGGGAGGGTCAAGTGATACGGACCCGCGTCCTCTCAAACCAGCACGGCACCAGCTTCCGCGCCCAGTACCGCCGCTGGTTCATCTGGCACGACTACCAGCACACTACCCTCAGCGGGCGTCGGACGTACTTCGTCTACCCGACCGAGGAGATGGCCCAGGAGGCCTGCGACAGCGCCCGCTACCGCCTCAACCTGCGCCGGAAGACCGGGTGGAGCGTGCTGTGATGGACCGCCTCGTGCCCGCCCTCCTCATCGCGGCCATAGTAACGATCGTCAGCGCGGTCTGCTACGCCGTCTACCAGGACGCCGTGTGGTGGGACCAGTACTCGAGGGAGCACCACTGCGCCGTCACGGGCGCGGAGGACTCCTACGTTGTGATGCAGCCCATCTACTCCTCCGACGCCAAGGGCAACATGTACGTCTCGTCGATGATCCCCATCGTCATCGTGCGCAAGCAGTACCGGTGCGACGGGGGCGAGCTGCGATGGAGGGGGTGACACGCTGCTTCCACCACAACGTCGTGGAGCCCTGCGACCTGTGCCGGCGGGGCCTCTGGTCCCTCAGGGACCTCCACGCCGTGGCCGACTTCGCCGGGCGTCCGGTCGATCGGCCCGACGGCCTGGTGCCAGAGCTCAAGTACATCCGCCTCAGCGCGGTCATCCGCTCGATCGGTAGGCGCTGGTCCGAGATCGAGCGGGTCAAGCAGACGATCCTGCGCCCCATCTACGCCACCAAGAACGCGCTGGTACGTGAGTCGAAGATTGGCGCCATAGACGTGGGCCGGCTCGAGAAGGCCGCGGGCGCGGTGGCGCGCGGGGAGACGACCAGCCCTGACCGCGTGGTGGCGTCCTACATGGAGTGCATCCTGAAGGACGAGGTCCCGTGGTAGCGGCTCGCACCGCGGGTCTTACGCGGCAAGATCTTGGTCCGGCAGCACGGAGCGTCCCCCTTGTCCACAACCACCACCTACCGTGACGGCGAGCTCGTCTCGGTCGTCAACCACGGCGGCAGCGAGAACCAGCTAGTTGGGGGCGCCGAGCTCCGGGCCGGCTACGACAGCAACGTCCGAGGTGCGCTCCTGGAAGACGTGCGGCCGCTCGCCCAGGCGATACGCCGAGGCCTCGGCGACCTCTCCGGAGCGAACGCCTACGGCAGCCCGCCGCGGGCCACGATCGACTTCGAGACGCGCTCCGCCTGCTCCATCCGGGACTGCGGCTCCTGGCGCTACTCGCTCGACCCGTCCACGCAGGTGATGTGCCTAGCATTCCGCCTCCCGCACTGGGAGCACGGTCGCACGGCGCTGTGGCACCCGGCCTTCCCGCACCTGGGCATCCCAGAGGCGGACTGCCCCGAGCTCATCGAGCTGTTCGAGTGGATCGTGGCGGGCAAGCTGGTGGAGGCCCACAACGCCTTCTTCGAGCGCGGCATCTGGGTCAACATAATGGTGCCCAAGTACGGGTGGCCCGTCATCCCGCACGAGTCCTACCGCTGCTCGGCGGCAAAGGCGGCGGCCTACTCGCTCCCGCGCGGCCTGGACGACCTGACGGGCGCGCTCGGCGTCGCGGTCCGCAAGGACCTCGAGGGCGCCAAGGTCATGAAGAAGATGGCCAAGCCCAGGAAGCCCCTGGTGGCGGACGTCAAGAAGTGGCTGCTGGCGAACTCGCCGGAGTACCGGTCGCTCTCCAAGCCCGAGCTGAAGACCGTCAAGATCAAGTCCTTCGTGGAGGCGGTCGACACGGCCGTCGAGGTAACGTGGCTGGTGGACGACGTGTTCCAGGAGGTCCGTCACTTCCGCCTGCCGCTCTACTGGCACGAGAGCGCGGCGCTGCTGGACGCGCTCTGCGCCTACTGCCGCGTCGACGTGCTGGCGGAGGAGGCCTCGTCCGAGCGCCTGCGCGACCTGTCCCCGAAGGAGACCGAGGTCTACCTGATGGACCAGGCTATCAACGAGCGTGGCATGCAGCTCGACAGGGAGGGCATCGAGGCCGCCCTGCACGTCGTCGGCGAGCGCAACCGGGAGCTCAACGCCGAGCTGGTGGAGATCACGGGCGGCTACGTCGAGAAGGCCACCCAGCGCGCCAAGATGATGAACTGGTTCTCCGGCGAGGGCGTGCTGCTCAGCGACACGCAGGGCACGACCATCGACTCGTGGCTCAAGCGCCAGGACCTGGAGTACAAGGTGCGGCGCTGCCTGGAGCTCGTGCGGGCCCTCGGGCGGTCGAGCACGGCGAAGTTCATAGCCGCGCAGGACTGGGCGGCTCCGGCCACCTGGAGGGTCCACGGCGGGCTCCTGTACCACGGCGCGTCGACCGGCCGCTGGACGGGCAAGGGCCTGCAGCCCCACAACTTCCCGCGCGGCGCCATCAAGAACATGGCGATGGCGTGGGACTGCATCAAGACCCGCGACCCCGCGTACATGGAGATGATGTACGGCGACGCCATGACCCTGCTCTCGCACTCGCTGCGTGGCATGATCGTCGCGTCGCCCGGCAAGCGCCTGATGGTGGCGGACTACGCGGCCATCGAGGCCCGCGTCGTCTTCTGGCTGGCGTACGACGAGGACGCCCTCAGGGTGTTCCGCGAGAACAAGTGCATCTACATGGAGATGGCGACCGAGATCTACGGGCGCCTGATCCACGACAAGGAGGCGCAGGCCGAAGAGCGCCAGATGGGCAAGCAGGCCGTCCTGGGCCTGGGCTTCCAGATGGGCGCGGCGAAGTTCCAGAAGACCCTGGCCGAGAAGTACGGGATCTTCATCGAGCTGGAGTTCGCCCAGAAGATCGTCGACGCCTACCGCGCGAAGTTCTGGCGCGTCAAGAAGATGTGGTGGGACCAGGAGGCCGCGGCGATCGCAGCCACCAAGACGCCCGGGCGCACCGTGAAGTGCGGCAGGGTCGCCTGGCGCATGATGGACGGCTTCCTCCACTGCAGGCTGCCGAGCGGTCGCCTGCTGGGCTACGCAGACCCGGTCGTCGTCAAGAAGGCGACGCCCTGGGGGGAGAAGCGGGACTGCCTCACCTTCATGGGCGTCGATCCGTACACCAAGAAGTGGCGCCGCCAGGAGACGTACGGCGGCACCCTGGTGGAGAACATCACCCAGGCCACCGCGCGCGACTTGATGGCCGACGCGATGCTCCGGTTCCACCGGTCCGGGGTATATGATGTGATCCTCTCCGTGCACGATGAGCTGATCGCCGAGTGCGACGAGTCCATGGGCACAAAGGAGCACGTCAAGGTGTTCGAGGGCCTGATGGCTGAGACGGAGGAGTGGGCCGATGGCCTGCCCGTCAAGGCGGAGGGATGGACGGGACCGCGGTACAAGAAGTAACCAAACAGGGGAACAGACGTGACACCATCAGAGCACAAGATCAACGGCATGCCGGTCTACCTCAACGAGAACCTCATCGTGCGGGGCCCAGACGTGCGGGTGCGCCGCTCGTGGCGGGAGCGCATCTGCCAGGGGTTCCTGTCGCCCTACACGCAGTGGACGCCCTGGGTCGCCCACAAGCAGGCTATGACCTTCGCGCCCGACATGGCAATCTACCAGACGCCCGACGGCTCGCTCCACTGCCACCCCGCCGCGCTCGAGCACTTCCAGGAGCGCCGAGGCCAGCGGCTCGACAGCGCGCACCTGTTCCAGCGCCACGGGCTTGCGATGGAGCATGCAGGCGAATGAGCGCCCGGTTCCGCCTGCCCAACTACAAGCACCAGCAGGACGAGTGGGACAGGCACCGCGACGACGACGCCAGGGCCCTGCTCTGGCAGATGCGCACCGGCAAGACCAAGTCCACGATCGACCTGGCGTGCTACCGCCACGAGAAGCGCGACATCGGGGCCATGCTAATCATCGCCCCGAACGGCGTCCACGTGAACTGGCTTCGCAGGCAGTTCCCGCAGCACCTGTGGGAAAATACCCCTATGGTGGGCCACGCCTGGCAGGCCTCCGAGGCGCACCGCCCGGCGCACGCGGCCGGGATCGAGAGGGTCATGTCCGCGCCCGACGGCACGCTGGCCGTCCTGGCGGTCAACTCGGAGTCCCTCATCCACGACGCGCCATCCAAGCTCGTCGCCAAGTTCATCCGGCGATTCGGCGCCCGCGGCATCATGCTGGCGGTCGACGAGTGCCACGACTTCCGCACGCCAGGGTCTAAGCGCACCAAGCGGGCCAGGTCGCTCCACAGGTACTGCCGCCTCGTGCGCATCCTGACGGGCACCTCGGTAGACAACTCGCCCCTGGCCGCCTACGCGCAGTTCGAGCTGCTCAAGAAGGGAGCGCTGGGCTTCGAGCGCTTCGCCGACTTCGAGGCCGCCTTCGCCTCCTACAGGACGGAGAGGACCAAGAGCGGGCGCACCTACCCGGTGCTGGACGCCTACCGCGACCTGGACGTGCTCCAGGAGCGCATGTCAAGGCTCGCCTCGGTGGTGCTCAGGGAGGACGTCGACGACATGCCGGACCTCGTCAAGACCGAGCGCACCGTGCTACTCCCCGACGCGCAGGTGGCGGCCTACCGGACCCTGGCCAAGGAGATGATCCTCGAGCTCGAGGCCGGCGGCGAGGTCACGGCCGTCGAGGGCGGGGCGAGGCTCATAAAGCTGCAGCAGATGCTGAGCGGCTGGGTGGTGGACTCCGTGGGGGACGTCAGGGACCTCGTGGCGGACGAGGACAACGCCCGCCTCAACGCCATGCTGGACGAGGTAGGAGGCACCGGCGGCAAGGTCATCATCTGGTGCCAGTTCCGGGAGGACATCAGGCGCGTCACGCGCGCCCTGGCGAACGCCAAGCACGGGTACGTCGAGTACCACGGCGCCATCATCTCGCAGGCCAAGCGACAGGCGGCGATCGACGCCTTCCAGACCGACCCACGCATCAAGGCCTTCGTCGGCCAGCCGGCGGCCGGCGGGCAAGGGCTCGACCTCTCCGCCGCGGACGCCGTGCTATGGTACTCGCACACGTCCAACCTCATAACGCGCAACCAGGCGGACGAGCGCGGGACGCAGATCGGCGGCAAGAGCGTCGCCATCGTCGACTTCGTGGTGCCGGGCTCCGTCGACGAGCACATCCTGCGCATCCTCGAGTCCAAGCGCGACGTCGCCGAGTCCCTCGCAGGCCGCGGGCTGAGGGACCGCCTGATCGCCTTCTTCCGGACGCAGCTGTAGCGCCCGAACTGATCGACAAACGACGGCTCCAGATTGATGCGCCCGACGTTACACTTGCCTTCACTGACGCACCACGGGAATTCCGCCCGATCGGGACGACGGCAGGCAGACCGAAAATAATCCCCCAGGAGAACAGCATGACCGATACCACCACCGCCCCGATCGACACCTCCAGCGCCGTCGAGGCCCCGAAGGAGAAGGTGCCGGGCGTCGGCGACCTCGCCAAGGAGCTGATCCGCGACGGCAAGACCAACGAGCAGGTGCTCGAGGCGGTCAAGGCCAAGTTCCCCGAGGCCAAGACCTCGATGGCCAGCATCAACTGGTACCGCAACAAGCTCCGCACCGACGGCGAGCAGGTCCCGACGGCCCGCGAGCTGAAGGCCGACGGCAAGGCCGAGGCCAAGGCCGCGAAGGACGCCGAGAAGCTCGCCAAGGCGGAGGCCGCGAAGCAGGCCAAGGCCGACAAGGCCGAGCAGAAGGCGAAGGACAAGGCCGAGAAGAAGGCCGTCGCCGACAAGGCCAAGGCTGACGCCAAGGCTGCGAAGGACGCCGAGAAGGCTGCCGGCGCTGGCGAGCCGGCTGCGGCCGGTGGTGACTTCCTCGCCTAATCGCGGGGTTCGATGGTAGACCGGGGACCCGGTCTGCCGTATGATTGAGGGGCGTACAGAGATGTACGCCCCTCTTCTTTTACCAGCGCAGGAGCTTCACATGTCACAGGTTCAACTGATCCGGGCCTTCTTCGCAGAGGGCGGCATCGCCCACCGACCGTACCACCGGTACCGGTTCGAGCTGAAGGACTGCCCGACGAACGGCTACACCCGCGTGGTGATCGTCCGCGGCGAGAAGCGCTCCACCCTGCTCTGCCCGCACACCCTCTGGACCGCGCAGGTCTCCAACAAGGCCGGCGAGATCGCCGGCGCCGAGGTCCACGAGATCTCAAACGAGCGACTCGGCGCCCTCATCACCGAGGCCTGGCGCAAGTCAGCCGAGTTCGGCATGCAGCGCGACTACGGCGTGGCCGCCCTCGTGCTGACCGAGCTCGGCCAGCCGGTGCCCACGTTCATCCCGAAGGTCTCGGCGGACGACGGCGAGCGCAAGGTGGGCGGCAAGCCCGTCGTCGAGGCGTTCCTCAAACCTTGCCGGCCCACCAGCAAGCGCGCCGAGGTCGCCCGCTTCTTCATGCACGAGCAGCCACAGTCGCTGCACGAGGCGATGGCGCGGCTCGGCCTGACCCGCTCGGGCGTGCTCTCCCACCTGTTCACCCTCAACCGGGACCACGGTGTCGGCTACGAGCTGGTGAGCGACTGCGCCCGCCTGGTGGTGCCCGAGGGCTTCGACCTGTTCGACTTCCACGAGCCCGAGCGCGCCGCCCGGCCAGAGGGCGAGGTCAAGCCCGCCGGCGAGCCCAAGCGCCGTGGCGGTGGCAAGCCGATCGACCCCGAGAAGCTGGCCCCCATCCCGCAGCCCGGCAAGCGCGCCAACGTTGCCGAGTTCTTCCTGCAGTGGCACGACCTCGACGACGCCATGGCCAAGCTCGAGCTGAACCGGTCGGCCGTGCTGTCGCACCTGTTCACCATCAACAAGGAGAACGGCCTGGGCTACGAGCTGTCCGAGGACGGCAAGCAGGCCCGCCTGCTGATACCCGAGGGGCACGAGGTGTTCTGCGCCAAGCAGCCGCGCGCCAAGAAGGCCCAGGCCGATGGCACTTGAGTACCAGCACAAAGAGGTCGCCAAGATCCTGGCCAAGGCCGGGATCAAGTCCACCATAGAGCACGGTGGCAAGCACATCCGCGTGCTGTTCAAGCTCGACGGGCGCGATCACGTCATCCACTGCTGCAAGTCGCCCAGCGACTACCGGGCCATGGCGAACGCCAGGTCCTACGTGCACCGCCTGCTCAAGAAGCGGGCGGTGCAGCCCGCGTGAGCGCAAGGCGCCTCCGCGTCGTGAGGCGCGGCAGGCTGCCGTACCTGGAGTCCTGGGCAGGGGACGAGCCGCAGGACGGCGAGCTGTTCCAGCAGCGGCTGATGGAGACGCCGTTCTGGATGCTCGTCGCCTGCTCGCTCGTGAACCTCACGACGTGGTACCAGGCGAAGCCCGCGCTCGAGGCCATCCTCGAGCGGTACGGCACGCCTGAGGCCCTGGCACGGGCCGCCCCGGAGGACCTCCACGACGTCATGCGGCCGCTCGGCCTGTGGCGCAGACGCTCCGTCACTCTCGTCAAGCTTGCGGCACGGTGGCTCGAGCTCCCTCCGGGTCGTGTCAACATCATGAAGCTGCCTGGATGCGGACAGTACGCGGCAGACAGCTGGGCAATTTTCGTGGAGGGCAGGACGGACGTCGACCCGACGGACGGCAAGCTCTCCTGGTACCTACGTCAACTCAGAGAGAAGGAAGAACACGATGGCAGCAATGTCAGCAAGTAAGCGGGCCGAGCTCGAGCGGAACCGCAAGTCCAAGCGCCGGCCCAAGCCGCGGGGCGAGAGCATCGCGATCAAGGTGCTCAACCCCGCCGACACCGACGTGTCCCTGCAGTCGGTGCTGGTCGCGGCTGTCGTGGCGCGCATGCTCTCCAAGGCGGAGAAGTTCAACCGCGACATCATCAACCTGCCGATCCCGACGACGCCGAAGCTCCTGTCGTCCGCGCGCCTGAGCTGGACCCTCACCGCCCTGGACGAGGAGCAGGACGAGTTCGAGCAGGCCCACGGCGACGGCGACGTGCTCGAGGCGGCCGATGCCCTCATCGACACGATCTACTTCGCGCTCGGCCGCCTCGTCGAGATGGGCGTGCCGGCCGAGGCGATCATGGACGGCGTGCAGCGCGCCAACATGTCCAAGGTGCAGGGCAGCCTGTCGAAGCGCCCCGGTTCCATGGGCCACGACGCGATCAAGCCCGAGGGCTGGACGCCGCCCGACCACTCCTGGCTCCTGGCATTCACGCTGGCCGACGTCGAGAAGGCCCGCGCTTGGGACGCCGTGCCGGAGTCGATGAAGGAGCTGGTCACCCTGCGCAACGCCAAGGGCCAGGACTACAACGACGTCCCCGGCGGTCGCGCGGGCTACTTCCCGTTCGGGCACATGTCCTACGCCCACATGCTCCACACCAAGAACCTCCGCGTGCAGTCGCTGCTACGCGGCATGGAAAAGGGCAGCAGCCCCAACTTCGAGGGCCTGCGCGATACCGCCCGCGACCTTGCGAACTACGCCATGTACTACGTCGAGGCCATCGACCGCGGCGAGCTGACCCTCACCCGCCTCGTCACCTCGGGCGAAGGCGCATGACCGACACTCCCAGGTATGTGATGCCGTTCGAGACGGCATATGCCGGCATCCTCGTGTGGGTGCACGGCTCGGGCCACATCGAGACGAACGAGCGGACCGGTCACCGGGTCAAGGTGGCGCGCGGGGGCACGTCCTTCCGCGTGGACATGTCCGACGGCATGCTGCCGCTGATAGACGTGCGCAAGACCTTCCCGCGCTCGGCGGCGGCGGAGGTTGCCTGGTTCCTCATGGGCACGCAGGACGCCGCGTTCATCACCAAGCACGTGCCGTTCTGGGATAAGTTCGTCGAGAAGCTGGACCGCGTCGTTCACGCGGGCCACATCGACAGCGACCTTGAGTTCTATGACGGTATCAAGGCGGCCTACGGCTACCGCTGGCGTAACCACTTCGGCCGTGACCAGCTGAAGGGGGCCCTCCAGGCGCTGCGCGCCGACGAGACGACCCGCCGCGTGAACGTGTCGGCGTGGGACCCCTCCGAGGACGGCCTCAACGTGATCGGCCAGCGGAACGTCCCGTGCCCAACGAACTTCACCCTCAGCATCACGGACGGCGAGCTCCACTCGTCGATCTTCCTGCGGTCGTCGGACGTGTTCGTCGGCCTGCCGTACGACGTGATGGGGCACGCGCTCTTGATGGATGCCTTTGCCTCCGAGCTCGGCGTCAAGGTGGGGGTGATGCACGTCACGTTGGCCCACGCGCACCTGTACGAGGATCACTGGGACATGACCGTCGAGGCCCTCAATAGCCCCGACGCCGATCGGCCGCTGCCGATGGTTCCCCTGCCGAAGTGGCCCCTGTGCATGATCGAGGCCGAGCCCGAGGCCTACGTGCGCAAGATGGCCGAGCTGTCGCGCCTGGCGGTGTGGCCAGCCTTCAACCCGAAACCGTTTGTAGTGGAGTAAGAGATGGCCCCGCGCTCTCCCGCCTGCATGGCGATCCAGACCTCTGACCAGATGACCTGCCCCTGCGGCAACGTCTGGGACATGAACGACCCGTCACCACCCGACTGCAGCATCGCCGTCAAGCGCACGCAGGAGGAGTGGGACGGGCTGTTCATGCGCCTGGCGCTGGACGTCGCGCACATGTCGAAGGACCCCAACAGGCGGGTGGGCGCGGTGATCGTCACGCCCAATCGGCGGCAGCTGTCCTTCGGGTACAACGGCTTCCCGAAGGACATCCCAGACACGCCCGCGCTCCTGGGCAACAAGGCCTTCAAGCGGGAGCACATCGTCCACGCCGAGGACAACTGCCTGCAGCAGACGGAGTTCAACCCGAGGGGCTGCACCCTCTACGTCACCCGCTTCCCGTGCAACGACTGCGCGGTGAAGCTCCGCGAGGCCCGCATAGGCCGAGTGGTGTCGCCGAGGCCCGACTACGACCACGAGTTCTGGGGATCGTCCTGGTCCCTCTCAACCGCGATCCTCCTCGCGGCCAACATAACCATATCGCACTGAGGTCCACATGAAGCTCATACTCGCCGTCTCAAGCGACGGCTACCTGGCGCGCGGTCCCACCGACGACATGGCCTGGACCGGCCGCATCGACAAGTTCACCTTCAAGCTCCTGACGCTCTCGGACGGCTGCGAGCTACTGGCAGGCTCTACGACCCACCGCCAGCTGCCGTCACTGCCCGGGCGGCCGGTCAGGCGCATCACGCGCAAGATCAACGAGGGCGTCTCTCTCAAGGAGGCGTACCGCCGCTTCCCTGACGCCTGGCTCCTCGGCGGCCCGACTGTGGCGCTCGAGGCGCTCAAGCGGGGCATGGTGGACCGCGCCTTCATCTGTCGGGTGCCGTACGACATGTGTACGGGCGACGCTCACCTGGTTGGCGACGTGTCCAAGGCCGTCTCGGCGGCGAGCGTGCTCGCCTGGCTGCCGGAAGTGCCCTCGATTACGGCGCACCACAACAAGAAGTCGGACAATGCCTACTCCGTCGACATGTACACGCCGGAGCAGTCGTGGCCAGGGAGGTAAGGCTCTGGGAGTGGCTGCGCGACGGCCTCAAGCCCGTGCGCGGCCTCCACATGCGACGCGTGGAGAACCTCGTCAGCAGCGGAGACCCGGACGTCGACGGCTGCTACAGGGGCGTCTACTTCGAGATCGAGCTGAAGGGCTGCGACCGGCCGCCGCGCAATGGCCCCCTCAAGTACGAGATCCGCAAGGCCCAGGAGGTGTGGCACAATCTCCGCCACAAGGCCGGCGGCAACAACTGGGTGTACGTGCGCGTGGGCAAGGGCAAGGACGTCCGCCGGTACCTCATACCAGGCAGGCACGCGGGCGAGCTCGAGGGCGCCGACGAGGAAAGGCTCCTAGCCCTGGCCGAGCTCGATCCCCAGCACGACGCGCTCGAACTGCTTGAGCGAGTGACATCGTCATTGGGTACGCACGAAAAAGTCACCTAACTGGAATGATGGTATCCTTGAAATAAGGGGGCTAGGTATATTTACCCCGTACCCCACCACCGGGGTGCCTAGCTAACTATGAGGAGACTGTCATGGCTACCGCCGCACGCATTACCATCAAGGAGGAAGTCCGCCGCCTCGGGACGCGCAAGCGCCCGCTGACCTACCCCGCGATGGTTAGCATCATCCACGGGCGTCACCCCGAGGCCCACACCTCCGTGAAGACGGTCCAGTGGTACGCCTCGCGCCTCCGCGCCGAGGGTCACGAGGTGAACGTCAAGGACGGCCGCACGGCCGCCAACGATGCGATCCACTGACGTAGGCCAAAACTGATGGGGCAGGGCCTTCGGGGTCCAGGACTAGTTCCTGGGCCCCTTTCCTTTTGTTAGCCCTTATTTAGCAAAATATTTTGCGTCCAGGGGGCTCCCAAAGCCCAAAAGACCCCATATAATGATCCCACACCAACGACTACTTGATGGTGTGCAAGACGACACATTATAGAGGAATCGCCATGACCACCATCGCGGACACCATCCGTAAGGGGATCGCGGCGGGCCAGGACAACGCCCAGGTGCTGGCGGCCGTTAAGGCTGCCCACCCGGACGCCAACACGTCGCCCGCCTGCGTCTCGTACTACCGCTCCAAGATGAAACTGCAGGGCGGTGCCTTTCCGAAGGTCGCCAAGGCCCCGGTCGAGAAGAAGCTGGCGGCGGCTACGGCCACCTCGACGGGCTACTCCGTCGCGAAGCTCAAGACCTTCATCGGCATGGAGGGCCACGGGTTCAACGTGGACCTGCTGCTCGACGGCAAGAAGGTGGCCTTCGTCCGCGACGACGCCGACGGCGGTCCCCTGGCCTTCGAGTGGGTGGACGACGGCCGTCCGCCTGTGCCCATGGGCCACGCAGGCCACCACGCGTGGGTCGTGCCCGCCGTGCAGGGCGACCTGCGCGACTTCGTCAAGGGCCTCGCCCCCGTGGTGTGCGACTTCGAGGACCCCAACACGTGCAAGCCCGCCGTCCTCGCCATGACGGAGGACCTCTACATCACGGGCCTCGTGCAGGACCTCCAGTGGATCCGCGAGTACAAGCGGATCACCAAGAAGGCCATCGTGTACATCAAGGACGGGCAGCTCTACTCCGCCAAGGTCGAGCCCACCGAGAAGAACCTCGCGGGCTACAAGGCCAAGTTCCCCAACTTCGAGTACGTCAACGGGCTGGACGACGCCAAGGCCCTTGAGATCATGCGCCGCGTCAGCTAAGCACGCCATTGTTCTTGCTCCAGACGGTCCGCGGGGGCATTGCTTGCCCCAATTGGGCTTATAATCACCTTCCGACGGTGCAAGCGCACCCTCGTAGACCCGACCCCATAGGAGTTTCTCATGAAGCTTACCAACGATTCTGCCATCGCCGACATCGCCGTCCGTTACAACGAGCTCCGCACGGAGCTTGGGCTGGACACCTCCGAGGCCAAGGCCCTCGCCAAGCGCGGCAAGGCCAAGCTGCTCGACGCCATCGACTCGATGGAGGATACGCTGGCCACGAAGCGCGCCGCCGAGGCGAAGCTCAAGGCCATCGCCGACGGCGCCAAGGTCGGCAAGTCCGAGCCCAAGCCCACCAAGGTCAAGAAAGAGAAGGCCCCGAAGAAGGAGAAGGGCCCCGTCATCCGCGTCGAGGCCGAGAAGCTACTGCTGGAGGTCATCTCCAAGGACGAGGACGGCCGCCCGTACGGCCTCTCCTACGAGAGCATCCTGGGCCAGCTGCGCGTGCAGTTCGATGGCGCCAAGACCACCGTCGCCTGCCTACGCTGGTATGCCGTCCACATGCGCGAGCGCGGCGAGCGCGTGCCGAACCGCCCGCGTGCTGGCACGCAGAAGCCCGAAGTGTCGGCCCTCTGACATGGGCATCATGCACACCTTCTCGGTGGGCGCGATCCACCACCCGGGCGCACAGAAGGCCATCCGTGCCCTGAAGAAGGGCGAGGAGGTGCTCCTCGTCCGGGAGCCCAAGAACACCTTCGACCGCAACGCCGTGGCCGTGCACAACGGGGACTTCCTGAAGCTGGGCTACGTCCCGCGCCAGGACGCCCCTGCGGTGGCGAAGGCCATGGCGGCGGGAGAGGTGCAGGCCCACTGCGCAGCGGCAGGCTTCACGACAATCGTCATCACATGGGGAGAAGACCTTGACACTGGAACAAAGACTCGCCTCTAGGGCCAGCCGCGCCAAGTGCGGCCACCTCGTCTTCGTGCTCGCCATCCTGGCGCTGCTGCTCGCCGGCTTCGCGCAGGGCGTGAGCACCATGCTCGAGATGCCGGACGTGCTGATCGCCCAGTCTGACGGCAAGTGCGTCCGCGTCGTCGACTACAAGGCGGTGGACCAGGGGCGGACAAGCGAGTGGAGCTGCGCCCGCCTGCCCCCGAAGTACTCGAAGGTCATCGTGCGGCGCCGCGGCGACCCGTGACCGATCGGCCCGGACCGGCCGCCTGACTCCGTCAGGCGGCCTTTTCCTTTTGCGGTGCCGGTCGTGCTGCCGAGCACCAGGGTCGGACTCGTCGCAAGTCCTTGATATGCCTAAAAAGACGCCGCCCGGAGGCGGCGTGAAGGAAACCGGACAGACCGGTCCCGCGGGAGGGGGTCAGTGCTTGAGCATCTCGCGGATGCCCATCCACGCAGCGCCGGCTAGGCCTGTCACCAGGACGCCGACGAGCGCCAGGAGGCCCTTCGTCTTGATGCTCTCCGTTGTGGTGCGCCACTCGCGGAGGTGCTGGAAGTCCTTCTGGACCTCGATGGGATCGTTGATCTGCATGCCCAGCAGGAGGAACGACTCACGCACGGCCTCACGGATGAGGGCGCGCGCCTCGTCGGGCGTGAGGTTGTGGAGCTGCTGCTCCGGTCCCATGCGGTTGTCGCTCACTTCGTGATCTCCGTCTGTGCGCCGTCACGCGTGCGGCGGTAGAAGTCCATCTGCCAGGTGGCCTCGCCCATCCAGGTGGACAGGGCGGCAAGGTTGCGGGAGAGCGACTCGTACCCCTGGGCATCCAGGGCGAACATGGCGACGCCGCCTATAGAGACGACGTGCCACTTGACTGTCTCAAGCCTAACGGGCTGGACCGCCGGGAGCACCGGCGCTGCCGGCCTTGGCAGGTCCATCGGTGCCGCCTGGCGTGGTGGACTGCTCGAGCATGCGGAGAGCGCGCTCAGTGCCAGCGTTAACGCGAGCCTCGACAAGGCCCGGCTTGGATGCCGCAAGAGCGGCGAGGTCGTGCTTGGATAGCACATCGATGAGGCCCTTGGAGTAGTTGCCAGCCTCACGCTGGGCTGCCGCCAGGTCGCGCAGCGCCTGGGCCTGCTGGGCCTGCGATGCGCTCCACTGGTTGATCGTGCCCTCGGCCGCCTCCGCACGCCCCAGCGCCTTGTCGCGCTCGCTGGTGAGTTCCGTCTTGGCGTCGAGGAGCGAGGTGTAGTGGCGCCATGATACCACGGCGACGGTCGCGACGAGAACCCCGATAACGAGCCACTTCGCGGCGGCGCTCGCGATCGCCTTCGGGTCCCAGGTCATGGGTACACCGCCGCCGGCAGCTCGAAGTGCGGGCCGTCCAGGAACGCCTTCTTGCCAACGGCCTTGCGGCGCGCGACATACCCGGCGGACTCGTGCTCCACATCGTCATCGTCGAGGTCGGCCAGGGCCTTGTCCCAGCAGCCTCCCCACCGCACGGGGACGCCGAGCTCCATGCTCGCGCGGCGCACCGCCCAGGCGACCTTGTAGCAGAGGGGCCAGTCCCACCGCAGCTCGCCCTTGCCGTCGCCGTCGAGGTCGACGACCGGCACGAGGTCCACCGCGTGGCCGAAGCCGTCGGCGCCCGGGATGTGGCGGGAGTCCATGGTCTGGCTGGCGCCCGAGGCCACCAGGCGGGTCTGGCGCTCGCGGGTGCGCGTGCCCTCGAAGACCTGGAAGTCCACGGGCGAGATCTCGATGGCGCGCCGCACGACCCTTACGAGGTCGGCGTGCACGCCGTTGAGGTTGGTAACAGAGGTGCTGCCCAGTGCGAACGTCAAGGGAGGTCTCCTACATCAGCTGACGCACCGTTGCCCGGTGCCGGCTTGTCGGCCCTGGGCCGGGCGAGCTTGGACTTGGCCACGCTCACGGTCTCCCAGGTTGCGCCGAACACGTACGAGCCGACGATGCCGATCAGGGTCACGAAGGCCATGGTGATGGCGGTGTCGGCTGGCCCGGACGTCCTGTCCTTGAACAGCACATAGGCGATGGTCCACATGCAGAAGGCCGACACGACGTACATGTAGCGCCTGCGGTACTTCCAGTCGGATCCGTACTTGTTGGCCATCGCCTGCGTGCTCCTGGATCAGAGGTGGGAGTCGAACCAGTCCCGCGCTTCCTGCGGGAACTCGGCGTACGTGCGGTAGAACGTCTCGTTGTCATCGAGGGGCATATCGCTGGTGACTGCACGGTAGCTCCAGCCGTGTAGCTCGGTGAAGCTGACGGCGTAGCCGTTGACTACGGGATCTTCGGTCGTGTCGGTCATCGGTCTCTCCTGGTGGTTCAGCGGGTGAAGTCGTAGCCGGCGACGCGGGCGTTGACCGACGAGGTCGGCGCGCCGCGGTACATGTACTGGATGGCCTGGGACCCGTCGATGACGTAGGGGCCTACCGCGCCAGCCTTTGGGTTGAGCAGCGATGACCAGTTGCTTGAGTCCAGCGTGTAGCCCTGATCGCTGCAGCCGAATACCGCCGCCTGGGCGGTGTCGTCGTTGGTCGTCGACATGAGGGCGCGCACCGACGTCACGGGGATGACGCCTGAGAGGCCTACAGTCGTGGCGACCACCGCGACGCCGTTGTTGATGACGCGGAACGGCAGGTTGGCGAAGTTCGCCTTGTACTGGACGGTCGTGCCGAAGTGGACGAAGCTGTAGATGTTGCCCGAGGCGTCGGTCAGCACGCTGCCGAGGTAGCGGCGTGTCGTGTCGCCGGTCTTGGTGCGGGCCGTGCCGTTGTAGACCGCCGAAGGGGCCGTCGTCACGATCTCCACGTCGGCCGCTGCGCCGTTGAGCCACAGGTACACGTGGTACCAGCTGCTGGCTGTAAGCGCGAGGCCGGTCTTGGCGATGTTGGCCGCCGCCTTGAGGCCGCGGCCCAGGCTCGGCACGTAGGCCGTGCCGGACGTCACGGTGAGGGCGGTGTTGCTGACCCACACGAGGTTGAGCCCGTCGATGTAGCCGGGCACTAGCACGCCCGCCACGTCGGCGGCGGTCGAGCGCCTGCTCGCTCCGCCCTGCACCAGGTAGAGCAGCTCCGTGCCGGTGAGCGCGGCCGAGGCCGTCAGCGCGGAGAGCTTGATCTCGAGTCCAGCCATGAGTTACTCCAGGATGATCCGGTTGTCGTCCTCGGTGTTCAGGTAGTCCGAGGACTCCGCCATGAGGTACGCGTTGTTGAGGTAGGTCCAGGACTGCGCCATCAGGCTTGTGAGGCCGCCGCGCACCGAGCCGACGTCGATGCGCACCTGCTTGCCGCCCGAGCCCGCGGGCGGTGCCAGGGAGAGCGTCGTGCCTGTCAGGCCGGGCGTCGTCGAGCTGAGCACGCCGTCCACGTACAGCTGGACCGTGTAGGTCGTCCCGGCCTCGGGGCCTATGCTGCCGGCCGACTGGTAGGTCGGCGTGGCGCCGGTCTGCTGCGTGCGGTCCCGGTGCGCCCAGGTGACCGCCACTGTATCGTACCGGACGGTCGGGTAAGCCAGCGCATCGATCTGGTAGTTGCCCGGCGGGTAGGGCCTGCCGAGGCGCCCCACCATTACTAGCACGTCCGCCGGCGCGGCGGAGATGTCCAGCTGGCCCTTGCCCGTGTTCGTCAGCAGCTTGGCCCGCGCCGTCTCGCCCGTGGCGAACTCGGTCCCGACGTCGGCCAGGTTCTCGCCGGCGGAGGTCCCGAGGAAGGTGATGTACGTCCCGTCGAGCTGCAGGCGCGGCACGGTGTCGAAGATGCCGCGCTTGCAGGTGAGGGTCGTCTCCGTGCAGGAGACCACCGAGAAGTACTCGCGCTGGTTGCCATCGGCGTAGTCGCCGAAGCACCCGATGTACCCGGGCAGGACCGAGTCGAGCGTGTCGCCCAGCTCGATAGCCAGGACCTCGTCCCCCGGTCCTATCGCCCCGTTCAGCACGGCGCCCGGGCTGAAGTCCATCACGTTCTGCTGCGCGTAGCCGGTCCCATTGTCGTCGATGTAGACGTCCGCGCTCCTGGCCCCGTTGCCAGGGTTGGCGCCCGCCACCATGACGTACGTCTGCGTGGCCAGCAGCGCCTGCGCCTGGGCGTCGCCCAGGTTGCGGGCGATCAGGTAGTACGGTACCTCCTGGAACAGGCGGTGCACGACGGGCGTCGGGTCGCCGATGGGGTCTGTCCACTCGCTGCCCGGCGGCGGGGCGAAGATGCCCGTGCCGAGGGCGAAGACGTCCTCCGTGCAGGTAATCTTCACCAGGCCGCTGTCGAGCGTGCCGAGGTCCATGGCGGTGACGCGCATTACCAGCTGCTCGATGCCGTACGGCAGCCAGGACATCTTGAACACGTCGCCGACGTTGAGCGTGGTGGGCACCCGGTTGACGTAGAGCTGGCACGAGGCCGTCGGGATAGACACCGCCCGAAGGTTGCGCTCCGCGATGCGGGTGGCGAGGTCGGGGCGCGTGAAGCCGGGGTACTGGAACGTCGTGCCGATCGTGCAGCCCTGCTGGGCGACGAGCGCGATGTCCTTGACAGTGATGGAGTCGTCCTTGCCGGTCGACTTGTTCCAGAACTGGACCGTGGCCGTGTTCGAGAGCTCGGCGATGGTCGTCCGCTTGAAGTTGGTGACCTTCTGGATCACCGTCTCGTCGAGCGACGGAATGGTGTTGACGTTGTAGTCGTCGCGGGCCAGCTTGAGCACGAACTTGCCGGTCTTGCGGTCGACGTACAGCGAGCCGTCGATGTGCTTGAGCACGGTAGATATGAAGTCGGAGAGGATCTGCTGCTTGTCCCAGAGTAGGGACATGCCCATGCCCTCGGCGTACAGGCGGTCCGCCGCTGCCATGAAGGCGGTGTCGTCGCAGTCCAGCTCGCCGTAGCCCATGCCCCAGTCTGGGTCCGTCAGGCACTCCCGTACGATGTGGGCCGGGTTCATGTCCCCGAGTACGTTGGCCTTGGCTATGTACCACTGCGGGATGCCGTCCTGGCGCACGTTGATGCGGGTGCCGCGGAAGGCCCAGCGCTTCAGGTAGGGGTTGTTGCCCATGTAGCAGTGCTTGAGCACGAAGCCCATGACCTTGCGGTAGGCCGGGATGTCGGTGCCGATCTTCTGCCGGAGGTACGGGTTGAAGACCTGCGCCGGGCCGCCCATGCAGACGGTGACGGGGCCGGACACGCCTCCCTCGCTGTCGTCGCCGCCAAACAGGGTCGGCTTGCTGACGAAGATGTCGGTGGCGCCCGTGTTCGTGCCGCTCCAGGCGAGCTTGTCGTCGACCGTGATGGCGTCGACGCTGTCGATCGGCCCGTGGCACACGATCATGTGGACGCCGAGGTAGTACTTGTACCCTACGGTCTGTGCCTTACCGCCGCCGCCCATCTTCGACCTCCTCGATCACGGCCAGGGCCATACCGTCCCCGGTCTCGCGCAGTGATTCAACGGGAGTGCCCTCGCGGAGCAGCTCCGAGTAGTCCAGGTCGTGCCTGGCGTAGAACGCGCGCACGCCGGAGGCGCAGTAGCCGTGCCGGCGGAAGTCCGCGACGGTGATGCGCCCCGTCACTTCTTGCCGCCCTTCTTCTTGATGGCCACCGAGCTGAAGTCGCCGTACCAGACGACGTTGGGACCCGCCATGTCCCGCTGCCCGAACAGCACGGGGATCTCGCGGCCCACCTCGGCCGTCGGCGCGGTGACGTCGGAGAGGCCCGCGGGCTTCTGCACCTCGGGCTTGGGGATCATGGAGTAGGCCACGATGAGGCCCACGAGGAAGATGACTGCGAACCACATGCTTGGAGTCCTCAGGCGATCGAGCTGCCGTCGAAGGGGTTACGGACCGGGATCCAGGGGAAGCCGCCGTAGTTGGGCAGGTTGTTGAACTTGGTGATGCAGGTGGTCTTGGCCCCGTCGCAGCCCGGGTAGAGCTTGAGCGCGTCGCCCGGCAGCACGCCCACGTACGGCCGCTGCAGCGTCAGGAGATCGCCGGACTGCGCCGTGATGAAGCGGGCGATGTTGTCGGGACCGATCAGCATGCCGCCGACGAAGTATGTTGCACCGAGTGCACCAGCGCCGGCAACCGTCACGTGCAGCCCGCCGCTGCCGACCGAGGCCACGCCGTTGAAGCGCTTGGTCTCCTTGTCGACGTTGCAGCCCCGCATGTAGACGGCGTAGCGGCAGGTGTACTCGAAGCGCGCCCGCAGGCCGGGGCGCTGCAGCGAGGTGTAGATGGGCTCGCAGTCGATGTCCACCTTCGTGCCCGTCGCCGTTCCCGCCGTGACGCGGCCGCGCCAGGCGACCTGGAACTCGCCGGCCGGGTCGGTCGCGTGGCCCCTGTAGATGGTGAGCGTGGTAACCTCGTCCGGCGCGAAGCCGATGAACTGGCTGGCGAGCTCGTGCGACTGCGGGAACGTTAGGGTCATCGTGTTCTTGAAGACGTCGGTCGACTGCTTGATGCCCTGGCGGGTGATCGGCGACGGGAAGAAGGTGTGGCTCAGGTAGGTCACGACGTCCTGACCGCTTGAGTAGCGCCAGGTCGTCGTGCCCTGGATGAACTCGTAGAGCTCGACCGGCTCGCCCGACTGGAACGAGGCCTCGTAGGTTGCGTAGCTCACTGTCAGTTCCCCTCTGGCACTTCGAGCACCGAGACCGTGGCCGAGGCGGCCCCGTTGTAGGTGCGCTGGAATTCGATCGTGTCGGCGTCAAGCCGGACGTGGCGGATGAAGCAGATGCGGGCCGCGCCGACGTTGATGTCCACGCCGGTCGAGGCCTCGAGCTGGAGCTCCTCGTTGCCGTCGACCGCCAGCACGCCAGAGAGCACCCGGCGGAAGATCTTCGTGCCGTTGGTTAGCAGGAACATGACGTCGGTCACCCCGTAGAACAGGGCGTAGTCGATGCGCTGGACGCGCAGGGTCACGCCGCCTGCCGTGAGGTTGTTCACCATCACGAGGTCGTCGTTCCAGGAGGGCATCCAGAACGTCTTCTGCTTGCCTCGGCGAGCGTGCAGCCACCGACGAGTAGCCCACATCTCCGCGCGCGTCTGGGGGTTAAAGGTGAGCGTCTCGGCTCGATCGAACAGGCCGCGCGACGACTCGACCGTGATCGGCCCGGAGCCGTTGTCGAACTGGTCGATGGCCCGGCTGATGCGCTCGTTCAGGTCGCCCAGGACGACGTAGGGGTCCGTCAGCACGTCACGGCTGCGGTACTGGGGGTAGGGCGAGGCGTAGCCGACCGTGAGGTCCACGTTGTTGTTCACGGAGAACTGGACGCGGGCCTTCGAGACCTGGTAGCCCGCCTGGCGGCTGAGCTGCACGCCCGTCAGGGCGTAGGCGAAGCGGAGCGGGGCCACGTAGGCCTTGGCGTAGGTCCTCGCCAGCGGCAGCTTCAGGCCGATGCTGGTGGAGGTCAGCGAGGTGGTCTCGACGGCGTCGTAGGTGTTGTCGTCCTGCCAGAGGACGATCACGTCGTTGGCCCGGTAGTCTGCGTTGGCAGTGCTGAAGTTTAGCACGGTCGCGCCGGCGACAAGGGCCCCCAGCAGGGTGGACTCTGCCCAGACGGGCACGCCGAATACGCGGTGCGACCAGGCGCCCGCCATGGCCTTGGCCCTGGAGTACTGCTGCTGCGTCAGCTGGTAGTCGTACTGGAAGCCCTGGCGTGGCGCCGAGTACAGGGCCATCCGCTGCTCCTGCGAGTACGTCTGGATGACGTCCGTGTTCCAGGCGAGCGTCTCGCGGAACTGGATCTGGGGCACGAAGGGCCAGAGCACCACGCGCTTGCCGAGCACGGCCAGGGCTGGGCTCTCGGCTGGGAAGTTGAACACGTAGTCCGCGTTGACGGTCGGCGGGCCGTTGACGGACACAGCGAGCGAGTAGAGCTTGGACTCGTTCGCCTTGAAGGTCGTCGGCGGGTTGGTCGTGCCGACGGGCGGGGACAGCACGACGCCGTCGCCGCCGGAGACGCCGATCGACGACAGCAGCTGTGGCGTGTCGTACGCGTTCCAGACCTCCACCGTGCGCGTCTGGGTCGTCAGCAGGTTGCCAAGGTCGATACGGTTCGGGATGACGTGGATGCGGTAGTACAGGTCGTCCCGGTAGGTCGGCTCCTTGATGCCGACGAGCGCGCGCGGGAACGCCGCCGCGAGCACTCGGGTGGCGGGCGAGTGCGGCATGGCGTAGCTGTGGGTGCTGCTGACCGGGCCGGGGTAGACCCACGGCGCGTACGTCGTGTTGTCCGACGACAGGCGCGGGTTGTGGGTCGGGTGCTGGTCACCGGATGACTTGTTGCCTGCTAGAGCTACCATACCTTAGGGCCCGTCGTAGCGCACGGCGATGCCGTACTTGCCAGAGTGATCGGCATTGCCGTCAGAGGCCCCCGCGTCTGGTACAGTCAGGTTCTTCGACCGGGCTGGGTAGAGCTTCCACTTGTCGGAGCCGATCGTGATGATGTCTCCGTCCGCGTAGTTGCTGATGCACACCATGCGAATGTTTGAGAGCTCGAAGGCGAACTGCACGAACGAGGGCGAGACATTGCGAATCATGCCCTTTATGGGAATGAGCACTGCGTCGGCGTTCCACACGTTCGGCTGGCGGTTCATGAACGGCCGGGTGTAGTTGTAGGTGTCGTTGGCCCAGTTGTTGCCGGACGATGCCCCGTCCCGGTTTGCCCAGAGCTTGCCGTCTATGTTCGTCTGGATGAAGCTGTTGCAGTAGCTACCACCGGTCATGCCCGCGGAGTTCACCTCGTAGAAAGGTATGGCGCAGTGCGCGCAGAAGGCGCCGTTGCCTGCGTTCGAATTGGCGTTGACGGTGATGCGCTGCTGGAAGCCGGTTCCATCCTGGTATCGCATGGAGGCCGCGAACCAGGCGCAGTTGCCCGGCGATCCGAGGTTGGTGGCGTTGCCGAAGGCCATCCACTGCCAGTACGCTCCGTGGTTGATGAGCATGATGACAGAGTCGGATGCGGGGTCGATATGGATGTAGTACGTGACGGGCCACGTGATGTTGTTGGTCAGGCTGACGCCCGACATGCGGCAGACGTTCGTCGCGCCGATCGCGCCTGTCAGGGCACCGCCGGACACACCCGTGCCGCCCTCGATGCTCATCACCGTCGTGGTGGTGGCGAGGATCCGCACGAAGACGTTGCCCTTCCAGAGGACGTTGGCCGTCGAGTCCCAGGTCCAGCCGGCTGCCGTGCACGCAGCCACCAGGGCCGTGCGCAGCGCGGGGAAGTCCGAGGCGACGTTGGTGGTGAAGCTCATCAGCTCAACTCCAGTGCGTAGTAGTCAGCAAAGCCAGTGCGACCCACGTCCTGTATCACGACGTAGTTCTTGCCGCCAAAGGCCAGGGTGTTCTCGACGGCGTTGTTGAAGCCCGTGATGTGGAAGATGCCGTCCAGCTCGCCGTAGATGTTCGTGTTGTCCATGAGGATGACCGGATCAAGCACGTAGGTCGGGGAGTTCCCTGTCGGGCCGATGCTGCCGGACCACGGACCGACCCAGGGCCAACACCCGAGGATGTTGTTGCCGCTCGTCCAGATGCCGGAGTTCAGGCTGGCGATCATGTTGTCGCGGTTGCCCTTGTAGGGCATGCTGTAAGACGGGTCGGAGAAGCGCGTCGCCGGCCGGCCGACGAGCATGCCGGCGCAGATGAGCGGCAGCGGGAACTGCCCCGGCGAGGCGTACGGGAACATCTTGCCGACGTAGCACGAGGTGTAGACCGGCGTGCCCACCTTGGCAGCGAGAGCGATCCGCTGGCCGTTGACGGCCAGCCAGTACGCTATGTTCAGGTTGTGCAGGGGGACGCCGGACTGCGGCGAGGCACCGGGCTGGGTCTCGAAGGTATTGCCAGCAACGTAGCCCTTGAAGGTCTGCACCAGCATGTTGTAGTAGTCGGTCGGTGCGTCCTGGTAGGTCTTGAACCCAACGAAGATCTGCTCGGTGCCCGACAGGCCTGGGCCCTGCAGTATCAGCTCGCGCTCGGCGACGCCCGTGTTGTACCGCAGGACGGTCCAGGCCTGACCGGAGGCGACGAGGCCGGCGTCCGTGCTGGCGAAGGTCTTGATCTTGTCGAGGAGGTCGTAGTGGGCCAACCCGCCTACCCCCGCGCTGGTTGCGGTGCCGATCTGGTAGGCCATGCGGGCCGACTCCTATGCTCGTGGTTAGTTGCCGAGGTTGTTCCGGTTGCGCTGGACGGTGTTGACGATGAGCTGCTCGCCCTCGTCCGACCCCAGGTAGTCCGCCACGATCGACGGGTCCAGCACGTTGATGTTCCGCACGTTCACCACCGGCGGGGCGAGCTGCATGGGGTTGCCCTGCGCGTCGCCCTGCTGGCGCTTCGTCATCTCGCGCCCCGTGATCGCCGCGGGGCCCCGCACGAACTCCGGGCCGTGCTCGCCGACGATCCCGATCTTGCCGGCAGGGATCTGACCGCCCTTGTCGTACGCGCCGGAGAACTGCGCGCCGCTGATCTGGGCGACGATCGACGCGCCCGCTGCGCCGACCCGGGCCATCTCGGCGAGGTTCGCCGGGAAGCCGAGCTCCTGCGCCTTCGCCAGGCCCGTGCTGATCGACACCGCGGCCTGCGCGATGGAGAACGCCTTGCTTATCGCGAATAGTGCCTTGTACGCCTTGGACTGTTCGCCAGCGTAGTTCTTGGCGATGCCAGCCAGGCCGTCGAACAGCTGCGAGGCCGCGCCAAGCTGCTGGGTCATGCGGTCCGCCTCGGCCTTAGCCTGCTCGTCGGCGAACTGCTGGTCCAGCCGGCGCAGCAGGTCCTGCCGCTCCGTCTCGGTCGTGACCGTGCTGTCCAGGATGAGCTGCTTCTTGCGGTCGTAGGACTGCCGGAGCGACTCCTCCTGGGTGAGCAGCGAAGCGTACAGGCTGTCCTTCTCCTGCTGGTGCTGGGCGTCAAGGTCGGCCAGGGCCTTGGAGCGCTCGACGTCGAGCTCCTCCGCCAGGGCTGCGCGGGCAGCCGAGCCGTCCTTGGTGGACTTCTCGACGATCGCCATGCGCTTGGTGTAGGAGTCCTGGATCACCTGCTCCTGCGTGCGCAGGCTGTCCGACACCTCCTGGAGCTCCTTCTGCTGCGTGTCCTTGAGCTTCTGCAGCTGGTCGGCGCGCAGGACGTCTGAGCGCTCCATCTCCTCGGCGCGGATCGCCGAGCCGGCCTTGGTGTTCTCCTCGATGATGCGGGTGCGCTTGTCGTAGGAGGCCTGGATGGACTCCTCCTCCGAGCGCAGCGACTCCTGCAGCGACTTGTACTCGTTATCCCGCTTCTTCTGGGCGGCGGCGTCGGCCTTGGTGCTGCCCGCCGACGCGGCCGGCTTCCCGCCGCCGACCTTGAAGCCCGCCAGGCGGTCGTCAGTGTTCTTCGCCGCCGCGGCCTGCTGCTTGTCGTACTCCTCGCGGAGCTTCTTGGAGGCGGCGATCTTGTCGTCGCTCGCCTTGACGGAGGCGTCGCGCTCGTTGACGATGGACGCGATGGAGTCGTCGCGCGCCTGGTCCGCGGCCTTGATGGTGTCGTCGAAGCGCTTCTGCACGTCGGCGAACGTGTCGTCGGTGAAGATGGCCTTGGCCTCGTCCTTGAAGGCGACGGCGTAGGCGAGGGTCTTGTCCAGCGCGGCCGCGACCTCGACGGTCATCAGCTGCACGAAGGCCTTGACGTTGGACGGGAAGTTGCGGAAGGCGTCGATGAGGACGTCCACCGTGTCCTTGCCGTCCTGGCCCCAGTCCTCGAACTCCTGGCTCAGGAAGTCGCCGACGATCTGCGTCGTCGCCTTGACGTCGTCGCCCCAGGTCTTGAACTGCCCGCCGATCGCGCTCAGGTAGCCCTGGAGCTCCCCGGAGGCGAGCATGTCGTTCAGCTCCTGGAGCGCGTCCGTCGCGAGCTTCACGGCGTCCTCGATCACACCGCCGACGCCAGACTGGGAGATCAGGCGGAACGTGCTGTCCCACGTGTCGCCCAGGTTCGAGATGGCGCCGTCGAGCGTGTCCATGCGCTTCTGCATGGCGCCGGCGAACTGGTTGTCGCCCAGCGCGATCAGGTAGTTCTCGATCTCGGAGGCGTTGTTCTTGACCGTGGTCGCGACGCCCTGGAACGTGAACTGGATCGTGTCGCCCTGGTTCTTGGCCTTGATGCCGAACTCCTTCAGGCGCTCGAACTCACCGGTGGCGGCGTCGGCCACCGCCTCGATCATCTGATTGAGGTTCTTGCCGAGGGCGGACGCGGTGTTGCCGTAGGAGTTGAGGGCCTTCTCGGAGGGCGTCAGGCCGAGGTTGACGAGCTTGGTGAAGCCGTCGACCGCCTGCGCCAGGTCGTAGGGCGTCTTCTGGGCGAACTGCTGCAGGGCGGTGAAGGCGACGGCGGCCTTCTCGCTGCTGCCGGTCGCCGTGATGAGGCCCGCGTTGAGGATGTCGAACTGGCGCTGCACCTCGACGATCTTGTTGAGGGCGCTCACTGCGCTGACCGTCGCAGCCAGCGGGGCGATCAGCTTGGTGAACTGCGCCCCCAGGCTGTCGGTGGCCTTCTCCGTCTTTCCGGCGGAGGTGGTGAGGCCGTCCAGCGACTTCTTGGCCTTGTCGGCGGAGTCGTAGGCGACCTTGATTGCTAGTTCAGCGACGTCCACTCTGCACCTTCCAGAAAGATCGATCGAGGGACTTGACTACCTCGGACTCCCAACCGAGGAGCCGCTTGCCAGTCAGGTCGGACCAGGCCTTCATCTCGGTGAACGTAAGCGGCTCGCCGGTGAAGACCTCCTTGTGCCACTCCCAGAGGTACGCCAGCTCCTCTGGGAGCTCCGGCGCGTCCTCCAGCTGCTGGGGCTTGCGCCCCAGCGTCTTCCACACCTGCTTGAGCGACTCGCGCAGGGTCTGCTTAGAGCCCTTCGGGATCAGGTCGAGTCGGAACTCGTACTCTGCGTAGGCGCAGAGCTGCTCGACCCTGCCCCGAAAAAAAGTGACCGCTTGTTGGAGACACGGTCGATCGCATCGGCAATGTGAGGGGCCTCGCGCAGGAAGTTCATCACATTCTCCTGCGTGCACTCCTGCGGGAAGGACCAGGACGTCACGAGGCACGCCAGGAGCCGGCGCTTGCTCTCCTCGATCGCCTCCTCGCGCTCCGCCATGTCCTTGAGCTGCACGATCTCGGCGACCTTGCGCATCTCGGTGTTGTGGGTCTTGCGGAACACGTCCGCGTCGACGCCCAGGAGGCGCACCCAGTGGCCTGAGTCCGTGTTGTCGGGAAGGTACAGCGGGATCTTGATCCCGCTGTTCGCCTTCTCGCGGGTGAAGAACGCGGACATCTCGACCGGCTTGGCCGGGATGCCCTCGGGTGCAGCGACCGCTCCCGCGGTGTCGTTCTTATTGTCGGTCATGTGGTTCTGGCCTTACGTGGTGGGCGGAAGACGATCGATCTGGAGGTTGGTCCCGCTGGCAGGGTCGAGCAGCGCCTGGAAGGGCATCGCCAGGGTGATGGGACCGTCGCCGTCGACGTCCGGCTGGCCGCCCGAGTACTTCAGGCGGGGGATGGTGACCGTGTACTTGTTGCCAGCCGCGTCCGGCAGCTGGAACACGATGTTGGACTCGGTCTCGTTGATGAACTTGTCGAGGAGCGTGCTGTTCTCGAAGTAGGCCGTGACCTGGCCGGAGCAGTTCGAGCGGGCGATCGACGGCCGGATGGACGCCTTCGAGCCGACGACGAAGCGCGCCTCGAGGCCGTTCTCCAGGTTCAGCTGGATCTCGGTGATGACGGCGATCGGCGTGCCGCCCTCGTTGAGCGTGCCGGTGAACGAGTCGAGCGGGCTCGTCGTGGTCGGCGCCAGGTAGGTGGCGCCCGGCACGATGACCGTGTCCGTCGCCATCGACTGGCCGAGCACGCCGATCGTACCGGTCACCATCGCGTTGGCGTTGATGGCCAGCTTCAGCGAGTTCATCTCGACGCCGGTGAAGCGGTGGAAGGGCTTGTCCGCCGTCAGGATGTCGCCGAAGAAGCGCTCGACGGTGAAGGAGCGGCGGACCGTGCCGCACTTCAGGGTCGCCTGCAGGCTGTCCACCTGGCGCAGGGCGGCCGCCTCGACGACCATGACCTGCGCGGCGAGCGGCGACAGGGTGAGCGTGAGCGCGGCCACGGCGGTGACCTTGAACAGGCCGTTGTTGCCGGCATTGGTAAAGCCCGAGAGGACCACGCGGTCGTTCACCACGAATCCATCGGTGACGAACGAGCCGACCGTGCGGGTCAGCGTGCCAGCGGTCGCGGCGAGCGTGGCCTGCGAGGGCGACGCGCCGGTCGTGGAGCGCGGGGCCCACGTGCCGAGCGTGACCGCCTCGAGCAGGTCGTCGAACGAGCCGAACGACAGCTCGATGGACATGTCGCCGCCGGTCTGGTAGGCGCCCATGCGGAAGTCGGCGATCATGCGGTCGGCGCGGATCTCCTCGGACTGCAGGGACTCCTTGGACAGGCCGAGGGTGGTGCCCGTGTGGCGGATGGGCTTGAAGACGGGGTTGGCCGGGACGATGCCGTAGCTCGCCTCCGACACGTAGCGCATGGAATGGCGGCTGCCGTTTGCCATGATCGTGCTCTCCTGGTGTAGGTGGGTTTAGTTGCGCGGCACCCGGGCGTCCCAGGTGACCGTGACGCTTACGCGGTACCAGCCGTCCACCTCGCGACCGCTTCCGCGGTAGCAGGACTGGACGGTGAGTTCAACCCCGGCGTGGACAAGTCGCTTGCCCGCCTGGAAGAAGTTCTCCAGCTCGTCCGCCTTGGACATCACGTCCGCCTCGCCGGTCAGGAGCGGGTAGTTCAGGTCGATCTGCAGCAGCCCGTTGTGGTCGTTCTCGCCCTCGTGACCGAGGGTAGCGACGAAGACCGCGCTGGGTAGTACGTACGCGGCGGCCCAGGGGCTCTGGCCCTCGGGCTTGTCGAACGGCATGTTCTCGAACTTCGTCGGGAGTCCGACCGAGTCGACGCAGCCCTGGATTAGGGCGGCGCGCAGGTTGGTGTTGGGCTGGTTTGCCACGGTGTTCCCCTCAGCCTGCGTAGGCCTGCGTCTTGTTGGCCACGATCTTGTCCCAGAGCGCCACGTTCTTGCGGACCATGCCGGCCGGTGCCTGCCTGGAGCCGCCCATCTCGATGGCCTCGGCGTAGGGCAGGTTGTTCACGAACCACACCACGTCCATCAGCCCGCCTAGGTTGGCGGCGACGTCGGCGATGGCCTCGGACCCCGACTTGTCGAGTTTATCACGAACTGAATCAGTGGGGCTATTGATCGTCGTCTGCCAGTTGCCCCGCAGCCTGCCCGTGTCGACCGGCGTGCCGAGGATCACCAGGCTGAACAGCTCGAGGATCGAGGCGCGGCGCACCTGGTCCATCTGCTTGAGCGACTTGCCAGCGAAGTTGCCGACCTGCAGCGAGAAGGAGGCCATGTCAGCGCCTCAGCTGGAGGGTGTAGAGCAGCGCGAGGCCCGCGGGGTTGACCGCGTCGACGTCCTCGACGGACCAGACGCGGCCGCCGGGCTCGCGGAACGTGTCGCCCTGCTTGGGCTCAACGACGGCCTGCACCAGCGCCTGCCGGTCGCCCCGGCGGATCGTCGTGCCGTCGACGAGCTTGTCCTCGTAGTCCACGATGACGGCGAGCACGTCGGTGGTCGTCGTGCCGCCTGGCACGACAGTGCCGTTCACCGGGTCACTGACCACGGCCGTGCTGGAGATCAGTCGGTGGGTCGTGCCGAACTCCTCGAGGAGCTCGTCGACGTCGACCTTGAGGCCCGCGTAGTCGAAGGTGGCCATCAGCCGCGCACCAGCACGCCGCCGGCGCTGCCGATGAGGCCGGCCTGCGTGAGCATGAGCGTGACCTCCGGGAACTGCGGCAGGGCCGTCGTCGGGTTGTCCCCGGAGGTCTCGGCGAACTTAAGCGAGACCTCGATAGGGCCGACCTTCTTCGTCTGCTCGGTGACGCGCTGACCGCTCTTGTCGTACGTCGGGTCCGGCGAGAGCTTCACGCCGGAGACGGACCGCTGCGCGAGCTGGCAGGCGGCCGAGATGAGGGCGGGCGGGAGCCCGCGGAGGAACGAGGTGACGCCGCCGCGGGGCCACTGCGTGCCCTGCAGCCGGTAGATCTGGTAGCCCGCGAAGGCGTACCTGGAGTCCAGGTAGTCAGTCGCGTCGATGCAGGCGGCCTGCATCTCGGGGTCAGTCTTCGAGGAGAGGTCCACGCCGCGGTCGGACCAGTAGCCGCGCACCTGGCCCGGCGTCACGTAGGAGTTGGCACCTTCGATCGTGCCGTTGTCGTCCTGCACCAAAAAGGCCATGGGCCCCTCCTCTCAGTCTGTCTTGTTTACGTGCGAGCCGCGCGGGCCTTGGCGCGGGTGTAGCCGTCAGCGATGGCGGCCACGTCAGAGCGGGCGTTCTTCAGGCCGGTCATCTCGTCGAGCACGTCGAGGGCCGGGAGGTTGTTGGACGTCCAGTGGGCGTCGTTCTCCGGGTCGAGCGCGGCGAGGGCCTCGGCGAGCGAGGGCTTGCCCACGTTGCCGTTCGAGGTGTCGCCAGCGTCGGCCGAGCCCACGACGGGTGGCTTCTCCTGGGTATCGTCCGCCTTGGCAACCACCAGCTCGCGCACCCTGGCCTCGTCGGCGTCGGTGAACAGGTCGCCGAAGAACTCGCGCATGCCGCTGACCACGAACTCGGGGTCCGTGTACTCGCCCGGCAGCGCGGCGAGGGCCTTGTCCAGGTTCTCGCGGGTCTTGGCCTCGTCGCCTGCGAGCAGCTCGTCGGTCTCGACGTGGGCGTTGCCCGAGTAGTAGGCGTCGACCTGGTCCGACGGCAGGGCGCCGTAGAACGAGAAGACGCGGGTGAGGGTCTCAATCTGGCGGTCGGTCCCGTTGAACTCGAGCTCGCCGCCGACGAACTGGTGGCCGTTGACGATCAGGTCCTTGCCCTCGTGTGGGCCGACAAGCTCGAACGTGACCTTCTTCATTGCTGTGGACATGGCTGTCCTCCTTAGCTGCGTGCGGTCGCACGGATGGGAGTCGCCAGGTTGGCCTGGG